GACTTGTTCATCATTGGGTATCTGGCTATTGGTACAGCTATACTTATCTATCTAGTAATAGATGCATTGAAGGAGAAATGATATGCCTAAAAGGAAGTATGATATATGGGAATCCAGTATGGATGAAGACAACTATAAATTTAATGGTTGTTCCTTTGATACATATGAAGAAGCATATCAAAGGGTAGAAGATTGGGTATTTCAGCAAGAATCTGAGTGGACAGCTGGTCTTAATCTTGCTGAAGATGGGTGGCCTGACTTGACACTAGCTTCCAGCTATAAAATCTGTGTTGGTAATATAGAAGTAGATTACTTTGAGGAGGAATATGACGGTGACTATGAAGCAGACATTACAGTAGAGGAGATTGATGATGTCGGACAGAGGTAAATACACAGTATGCGTATCAGTAAGTGTACAGCGTGAAGTGGTTGTATTAGCTGATGATTTTGATGAAGCTGAACAGGCAGCTATGCGTGAGGTAGTCAACCTAGTTGGTGGCACGAACCCTCGTGTCGTGTCAGCTATGGAAGGAACAACTGACTGGCCTATGGATAAGGAGATTGACACATGAACTGTTGGCACTGTAAAGATACCGAATTAATCTGGAACGTAGACTATGACATCAACCCTGATGAGCATCGTGGTGATGAGTTTAGCATGGTCACGATACTGACTTGCCCTAAGTGTGATAGCATGGTAGAAGTATTCTACCCTGTGGAATGGTAAAGGAGAATGACAATGGCTAAAGAAAAGACAATATGGCTACAGCTAACACCCATAGAGGCTAACGCCATCATGGTAATGCTTGATAGCGAAATGGAAATGGTACATGTGCATGGTGGCATTGACCTCAAAGAATGGGAAACGCTAGACCTAGAAGCATACAAGCTACTAGCTTTCCATAAGTACAAGACATGGTATGAGGAGAATTGTAATGACTGTTGACATTTGCTAAAATATACTATATAACAGAGTATCACTTAACGATAGGAGAATTGATATGCTAGAATATATTCCAGACCACCTCGACTTCAATGTTGAGTTTGAGCCGACTAAAGTTGCTGACAAGAAGTACGTCATCAATGGCAACACAGGTGACTACATTGGCATCGTAGGCAATGGCTTCACATGTGCATCACACACTGACTTTTTCACTAACGTCATGCAGACTACGACAGAAACCCTGTCTGAGCATGACATGGAAAATGCACAGGTATACTGGCGCAGCGCACACAAGGATGGCTGGGCTATGATGGACGTGACCCTGCCTAATGTGCAAGCTAAGATCACCACTGACAAGCACGAGACTACCTTGATGAAGCGTATCATTGCGCTGCATGGTGTCAACGGTACATGTTCCAACACCACCATCTTTGGTGCTATCGACTTCTTCTGTCTCAATGGACAGATCACAGGCGATCACAGTAAGGTGATGCGTAAGAACACATCCAACTTCAGCCTCGACAGGTTCATCACTGAACTGCACAAGTCACAACAGGACTTCACTGCACAGGCAGAACAGATGCAACGCTGGGCTAACACTAGTCTGATGCACGTTGATGTTAAGGCTATGCTTGAGGGCATTATGAAGTCTGACCGTAAGTCAGAGAAGATGTATGGCTTGTACAATCAGGAAGTCAGTGTGCGTGGACGTAATCTGTGGGCATTGTACTCAGCCTTTACTAACTATGCATCCTATGCTGATGAGCGTAATGGATTTGCTCTACGCAATACAGGCAGCGACACACAGTCTAAGTCTCTGTTCATGCGTGAAGTTGAGGTAGCTGGCTGGGTAAATACACCACAGTTTCAGTCTATAGCTGCTTAATGCAGGGCAACCTCTTCGGTGAGGATGACTATGATGTTGAATTGGGTGATGAAACCAGAGTATGTATTAAATGTGAGAGAGAACTTGACTTGGTTCTCTTTCCCATTGATGCCTATCATGCTAATGGAGATGTCAGGCGTAGGCCAGAGTGTGTTGACTGTAGAAGATCAGCGCAGAAACAGACAAGAATGTTACGAAAGTCTGCACCGCCTATACCTGACAATCATTACTGCCCTATCTGCCTTAGAGATAAGGATGGCATCAAAGGCACTAATCACCCAAGCCATAACTCTTGGTGTCTTGACCACTCACATAGTACAGGAGAATTTAGAGGATGGATATGCCATCAATGCAACAGAATGTTAGGCATAGCTAAAGATAACAGTGATCTATTAAAACGCGCTATACAATACTTGGAAGGAATTAAAAATGAAACTTAAAGAGGCGGTTGAGGAATACTATTCTTCCCATGATTACAAGCACTTACGCAGTGAAACTAAAGCACATTATGTGTATTGTTTAACTAACGTAATAGCTACATCAGTAGATGGTATAGTTCTTGGTGATGTGGATGTCAGTAAGATGTCTACCAAGCAAGCAAAGTTAGCTTATGACCAATGGTGTGATCGTGGTATATCAATAGCTAATCACATTATGGCTACAGCTAGAATGGTATTTAACTACGCAGTACGAATGGAACACTGCAATATCAATCCTTTCGCTACGGTACGTAGGAGAGCCACCAAGCCTCGTAAGGTGGTGTGGACGAAGGGGGATGTCAGGAAGCTGCTAGACGCCGCCTACAGTGATTTTAGCACACGTAACGTGGGTTTGATTGCACACATGGCCTACGAATGGTGTCAGCGAGTAGGTGACATGCGTCTGCTTACATGGGATGCAATAGACTTTGAGAAGAAACGTGTAGTGATACAGCAGTCTAAGCGTAATGCGCAGGTTGAGTTGCCTATTGATGATGACCTACTTGATATGCTTATACAACAAGAGCAAGACTTCGGCTTTCAGCCTTACGTTGCACCCAGACCTGTATCATACAGAGGGGTATATGAACCATACACAATGTATAAGCTGCCGTTACATGCACGTAAGCTGATGGATGATGCTGGCTTGTCAAAAGAGTTACGTCTGTCAGACCTTAGACGCACTGGTGTTACAGAGATGGTAGATGCTGATGTAGGAATAGGACAAATCATGTCGGTTACAGGACATGCTAACCCACAGTCAGTTAAACCATATCTAAAAAATACGTATACAAGTGCAAATAATGCCTTGACAGCACGTAAGAAAACATGATATAAGCATTCAACTGCCGCAAAGGAAAGTGATATTACATGAATAATATATATAACATAGTAAGTGATTTCGGTCTTAGTATTGGTGAGACTAAAAGAATGAACTGTCCTAACTGTAAGGGATACAAAACATTTACAGCTACCAATAATATGGGTAGCCTTGTATGGAATTGTTACAAAGTCTCTTGTGGTATATCAGGTAGCACACGTGTGCATTTATCTGTAGAGGATATAAAGGCTGGCTTTGCTGGCAGTAAGGAGTTCGCAATGGATACATTCGATCTGCCTCAGTATATTGTGCCTCATCGTGACAATCTTTACATGAACAGATGGTGTGATAAGTGGGATTTAGATGCAGATAAGCTGGGTCTTATGTATGATGTAAAGGAAAGCCGTGTGGTGTTTCCTGTAGTACATGACGGTAAAATTGTAGATGCTACTGGCAGATCATTGTCAGGCCAGCGTTTACCTAAATGGAAAAGATATGGAAATAGTGGCTTGCCTTATACCTCTGGATATGGTAAAGTCGCAATAGTTGTTGAGGACTGTGTAAGTGCAGCCGTTGTTGGTTACGGTTCCTTTGTCGGGGTTGCACTTCTAGGCACATCATTGCAAGAGGCGCATAAAGGGTATCTTGCACAGTTCTCAACAGCCATAATAGCGTTAGACCCCGATGCGCTACCTAAGACGTTACAGATGGCAAAGGAATTGCGAGGACACGTCAACGATGTTCGTGTACTACGTTTGAAGGATGACTTGAAATATCGTAACCCGACAGATATGGAGAATTTAAATGGAATTATCACTAATTAGAAGTTTGATGGACAAGGAGTTCTACGAGGATCATCGTGGCTCACGCTGTCCAGACAGGTTGTTTAGTAAGGACGTGCGTAAGATCAAGCAAGCTATTGATGCAGCTATGGATCGCTATGAGCGTACTGTGACACCTGATGAGATTGAGGCATTGTTCATGGCTAACAATCCTACACTGACTACAGCACAAAAGGCTTCCTATAGTAGTCTCTTTGGTCAGATTAAACGTGAGCAGCCTATGGGTGGTGATATAGCACAAGAGGTACTATCAAAACTCTTTCAACAGGTTATCGGTGAGGACATTGCTAACTTAGGTTTTGATTATGTCAACGGTGACAAGTCCAGCCTTGAGCCTCTGCGACAGATGCTTGAACAGTATGGTGACGACTTCACACCTAATCTAAGTATTGAATGGGATGACATAGAGTTAGAAACTCTGCTTGCACGTAATGATCTTGAGGCACGTTGGACGTTTAACATACCCAGCTTGGTACGAAAGGTAGAGGGTGTCAATTCTGGTCACTTGATTGAGATTGGTGCTAGACCCAACACAGGCAAGACATCATTCCATGCCAGCTTGATTGCTGCACCGGGTGGGTTTGCACATCAGGGTGCTAATTGCATTATCTTGTGT